TCCTTTCGACTCTCTATCTCTACCATACCGTAACCTAAGCAGAATAAGTAATATAGATATCTTCATACTTAACTGAAAGGTCTCCTGACGTAATTAGCTTCCTTTACCGCTACCAGGGTAGTCTAGGACCATTTGGCAACTCATTATAAATTAGAGTTGAGACTTATAAAACTAGACGAAATTCAGCCTATATACGTATTATACCTATTATATTGTACAATCTCATATATCCCTTTCTACATATAAGGATTCGAGGGCGCTATAATTACATCAACGTTATATTGATACTTTATATAACTACACACTTCGTAGAATTTATCTAATTTATTTGATAAATAGTATAAATCACTTTTACTAATAATGTAATTATCTAAAGCCAATACTGCTCTTTTATTATAGAGTAGATATCGTTCAATTTTATTAATGATAGGCAAAATTCTATGATTAATTATCACATAGTTTCTCATTGTTAGCCCTAAGTAATTAAACTTGATAGGAATAGATCCGTGATTTCTACAATAACATTTTAAGAATTGAAAGTTATCCTCGAATGTTTGATAACTATATCTACCATATTCATAGAATCTAATTGTCTCTAGCCCATATTTTAGTCTTATATAGTCATCTCTTGCTTTATCATAATCAATTTCATGCAGTTGACTATCTATCTCTACTAGGAGGTTAAAGTCTGGCATGAAATAATCAATTAAGAAATAATTCCTACTTAGTTTATCTTCACCTAGTTGATACTTAATACATAACAATTCCCACAGTTTTCTATCTCTAATTATAATGGGAAATTCTCTAATGTATCTAACGCTTTTATGTTTAGTATCTAAGAAGTTTTTGAAATTAGGAGACCACGTACTGCTTTGATGCAAGTTCTGGTTCCTATTATCCTCTAGGTCTATTTTCTTATTCTTAGTAGAAATTAAAAACTTTGGAAATCGATACTCATCTACCATAAATGTGTATCGATCATTTCTTCTTAAATATCTCTTTAATGTCTTTTTATCCATACATCTATAAGGGATTTAGGGGAGACAAAAGAAAGCAGGCTAGTAAGATTTTCTCCTACTAACCCGCCTATTTTTTACAACTCTTGATCTAGTCGCTTCGCCTCTTTCCTCATCTGTCTAACTCTAAAGAACCTATCAACGCTACAATTCGTCGTCAGGTCTATTACATCATATTTAGACACTCCTTCTCTACCATAAGAAAGGATAATATCTTCAAAATGTATTGTTGAATCTTCCAGAATTAGTCTTAAGCTTTCTGAACCAACATAAGATCTAGCAGTTCCTTTTTCTAGTTCTGCCAATGTTAAGTGTGGTGTATAGCTAGAAAAATCACTAACTACACCAAACTTTTCACTGAGTTCTTTATTAATATTCACTAGTGTATCGTACCAAATGTTTCCTTCCTCTTTCACCTTGAGAACTACATAATCACTGTCATTCTCAAAGATATCTAGTTCAAATACATCAAATACTGGCACTGCGAATTCTGCATTACTCTTATGATTGCTTAAGTACTGGGTAAGATTTGGTGCTTCCATACCCAGTGACAATCTAACACCTTGTACCTCACTTAATACTTCTGATCCACTTAGCTTTTTATCTCTAGCATAAAGTAGTGTTACGTGTGAGTCATATTGAATACCTGTATCTTTTAGATCTCCAGAATCAAAAACGCAATTAAGCAAGACTGGAGTACTAAGATTCGCCGCTAACATTACGCAGCTATTCATGTTCTTAATTTCTTCCATTACTTCTGATTCTTTAGTCTAAATTTAACCTTCATATCACCAAGACGTCCCTTAAGATTTGAACCTCCCTGATTATAACCCTTAGAGTCAGTTACAGTTAGTCCAAGTCCCAACAAGTTATTAAGGAATATCTGATTATCTTCCTGTGCTGTATCCCCACGAGCACTTTCAATAAATTCCTTAGCACCACGAGCAAGATAAGCACTTAACTCCATCTCACCAATCTTCTGGCCAGTTGTTCTATACTTACCTCTTCCCATTATCGGACTATCCTTATACTCATTAATGTCAACACCAAACAATGATGATGTTACTTTATTTGAGTATGTTGGAATATGATAAAGCTCTTCCATACATATATAACCGCACATAAGAGGTTTATCAGTAGGTACATACTTTCCATCAAGGTCTTTCAGTGTCTTTTCATATTCATCAGGTGGTAGGTTCTCTTTCAATTCGTTCAAGTCAGCTACTGAATCTGCTGGCATTAGAATTTCAGATTGAGACTTAACACCTAACTCATCACTCCACTGCTCTACTAGTGACGGTGTAAACTTTGTACTATAAGAACCAACATTGAAGTAGTATACATCCTCAAGCTTATTCTTGTTATGATAGTCTATGAATTGATCTAACGTCATACTATCGAATCTGCCTGGGTAATACTTCTTCACTAGTGGCAAGATTGTATCCCTCTCCTTTGGTGAATTCTTACGTTCCTCCACTAAGTCATGGATTCTGTGAGCAATATTACCTAGTCCACTCTCCAAAAGCACTGATGGGATTTTACGGTTGATTGTACTGTAAGGGTTCATAACAATATCACAAACCTTCTTCTTACCGCTAGGATCAATCATCAATGGCATTTTGTTATCAGGTAGGATCTTTGAAATTACACCCTTACCACCAAATCTATTAGTGACCTTAGAACCAATCATCAAGTTTGTTCGCTTAATTAGTCGGATTCTAACTGTATATACAACACGTTCATTCTTATCTAGGATGACAGGTTTTAATCTATCAGCTGCAACGTACTCTGGATATCTTTCGTATATTACAGATCTATCCATATTCTTTTCGTACTCCTTGATATATTTATTAGAAGTGCGTGAGTAAGTGAGATCTGGACGTTTAATACCCTTTGTAATTCTAGGCTTCTTATTCTCCTGTATTAAGACATCGCTAACATAAGCCTCATCAATATTGTTAGGAACTTTTGTAGGATTCTCAGTTGTAAATTGTGAGACATCTACGTCATCACCAAAAATACCTCCCAGTTTTTCTTGAAGTGCTTTGTTGATTTCATCTAACTGTACAGCTCTATAAGTTTTAAAGATTACATCACCACTTTTCACTTGGTGTCCAATAGGTGCAATCCACTTAATAGCTTCACTAGACTTAACATCTACTGAGAGGTCAATAATAGAGTATGAGTGCATTTTCTTTGAGAATGATTCACTCACCACCAAGGCATCCTCATTGACATAACCAAACATTGCATGGAAAAGTACCAATGCATTAATACCTGGCTTATATGTATCTGTCTCTAATCCCACTGCACCAGTAATCACATCACCTTCACGTACAGTCTGACCTACTTTTACTTTAGGCTCAGTATATACAGCAACATCATTTACTGATTGGATTGCAGTTCTTCTAGGTACTTCAACTGTTTCTTTGTTAGGTAGTTCAATGATAACTTCCTTTTCATTGATCTCCTTTACCTTACCCTTCGGATGTTTAAACCTATCATTAAGTACGTTAGTGTGAAGTTCTTCGTAATTACCTGTACTGACTAATGGTCTTTCTGCAAGTGGTAATGGGATAGCTTGCTTTAACATACTAGATCCCATATGCACACGAACAGAGTCGGTGTAGTTTACAAAAGGTATCTGTCTAACTTCCTCTGACAATCGATAATCTGGGTGTAAGTCAATGAATTCAACTTCACTAACTGGCACTGTCTTTCGCTTCATCCTATGCTTAACCTCAACCATACCATTTGCATCTGGTTTTAATGTATTGGTATCATAGTCTACATACTCTGATGCACAAACTTTATGATTTAAGTAGTCTAAGTATGATATTGTTATCTTATTAAACTTTAAATCATAACAGTCAAAAAGTACATCAGTATCTGTCACATGCGTACTAACAGTCAATGCATTCTGTTTACCTACGTTCTGATTAATAGGGGTTGCACCTACACAGATCAGATCAGAGAAACTCTTATTATAGGCAACTGATGGTGGAATTTGGATCTTATTAGTCAAGCTCTCCAAGTTCATTGCATTGATACCTGGACTAACTTGAGGATCATTACCACCCTTACCAGAATCACTACTACCTTTCCAGTACTTAGCACAAATCAAAGTAAGTACATTGATTGTATCTTGTAGTTTGCTAAATTTTGTCCAGTAGTGCCTAATGCTGCTATAAGTTGAGTTAAAGTTTCCTCTATTGTTGTTCTTAAAGAGGAAGTTCATAAAGCCACTAGATACAGACTCAATCTTCTTATCAACTACCATGTCCTTTATACGATCATCACCAAAAGCCATACATTCCTGAATAAGCTTTGATGTAATATATTCTGGTTTATAGTCGAGGTCAAGTTTAATCTGCAGCTTTTTTGACTGTCTTTCTGTTAGCTTCAGTACTTCTCTTTCAAGTCCCCTAATATTATCCACTTCCTCCAGCTTATACTCTCTCACCTTCTCCGGCAAGCCAAGTTCTGGATTAGTTCTTTTTATTCTCAAGACCCCAGAGTTAATATCATAGTCTCTATCATAGTCAAAGTTTATATAGTATCTACCTGAACCTGACATATTGATTCTACATTCATAATCATTGCCAAGCGTATTAGTAGCAACCCTATACGCACCTTCTATAATAAAACAACCATCTATCTCTCTAGGAACTTCAAATTCAGAATATCTAACGTCAGAGTCATCGTAGTTAATTGTATATTCTAGGTTAACTTTAAAGGTAGCTGTGAGACCGTTTTCGATGAAGTAAGAGGCAGGTTTATCAATACCCTCCTCTGATATACTCCACTTAAGGTCAGTCAGCTTCGCCTTATCATTATACCTATCAATACCAGTAAAGAATTTTTCTACAATGGTCTTAGCGCCTTGACTTCTAAAAAATTGATTAAAGTTACTCATTATAAAAGTGTTTTAATATTAAGCTGTTTATAATCGCAATCAACAGACTCAAAGAAGTTTTCTAATTCCTTCTTTGCTTTTTCTTTTATCTCTTCAGCTCCTACATACTCTTGCATTGGTAACCCTGATGTACTTCTGAAAAATGCTTCATAAGTAACGAGATAGTTGAAGGTATCTTTTAGTTGATGCAGTACTAGCTTAACTGAAAATTTCTCATACTTATCCTCTGGTACTAAATTTTTCAGAGTTTCATATAAGATTTCTCTAGCCTGTACCTTATCTTGATCCTGACTATCTAAGATATTTATAGGAATTTCATAAGATAATACGATTTTGTAATAATAATCGTTTGACTTATTATTCATAACTTTTTAAAAATCTGCGTTCATCATATTTCCACCTACCGAGCTATTTGTTGTCGGCTTAGTGGATGTCTTTTTTACTTCTTTTTCTACACCCTTATTTGAGCTAGAGGTAGGAGAGGATTTACAAACTACCTCTCCATCTCTACGTATGATCAGTTCAATACTAATCTCTTTCTCAAAATCAGGAATATCAACTTCAAATTTAATACTTCCCATTTTTAGATTTTATCAAGTTTATCATTCATTAATACACCCAAGATAGTATCAGTCATGACATCATTCTCAAGTTCAATCTCTCCACTAAGTGCTTTACCGATGATCTTATTTGACCAACCATAAGAAAGCGTCGTGAAGAATGATTTTCTATTGAGGATTGCATTCTGAGTACCAAGATATTCAAGCTCTTCTAGTTTATTCTCAGGGTTACCATCTACATACTTTGGATTAGTAAGGCCTGTGAATACTAGCTCAACAATTTCTTCCTGCATATCACCTGGACTAACTACACCATTCTTTTGATAAGATGCACTAGTCAAAGAATAATACTGCTTTCTGAAAATATTGAAAATACCATCGATATCAGAACCTAAGTCACTTGATACTTGTCTCATATTTGCAACACCAGAACAAAATCTCTGATACTTCTTAATTACTGTACCCTCAGGGAAATAGTACATACTTTCAGGTGAGTAGGCATATCTAGTATCACCAATGTATACTTCAATTCTACCTTCCTTATCTTCTACATACTTAATTTTACCCTCATTATAAGAGTAACAGTCTGCAATAACTACCTTGTCCTTCTCATAGTACTTAATACCTGAGCTACCCTTTGCATTCATTAACTTAATAACTGCATTGAGCTTATATACAGGACTGGTTGAGTTATAAGCAGTACCGATTAATTCCCCTGCTGAATACTTCTCCTTAGGCATCGCTACCCAGTTACTAGGTCTTGGGAATTTCTGCTCTCCACCTCTAACTTTTAGGATCAACCACTTACCCTCTTCTCTAACGGTGCAATCTTTCTCAGCATACAGGTTACCTGTTAAGTCTTGTATACGTTCATGACCACCATGCTTCAAGCCAAGGATTGATTGGGTTGTTGATTCTGAGAAGCTAGTACCTGCAGATAGTCCAAGTGCTGAATTATTTGGGAAACTAGCCTGTAAGAATCTCTTGCTAAGTAAGTCTGGGGTAACTAGATTAATGTCACCTGTCTTTTTCTTAACAATTGATCTTACTGGGACGAGGTCATCTTCATTTGTCCTAGCTACTTCTGGATATACTTTACCATTTGGGGCTGTTCGTCCAGTTGCAAGATATCTAGGAATCATAAGTCCCTCATTGTCCTTATCTTCGCCTTCTCTCGTAAATGTATAATTATTTAACAAGAATGAAAGCTGTCTATTTACGTAACCGCCAAGAGGTCTATATTAGCTAGTGAGGATTAGTTTTCCCCACTAGATCATAAAGCGGTTATTGTTCAAAATTTCTTTCAAACACAGACTATATCATGAATGGCTTACTTATTACCACCCTCGCTCTTATAGTCGTTGGCCTTATTACTTTCTGGCTTGGAGTTATCGGCTAAGCTTTTCTGAATACTTGCATAGTTCTTCAGTGTTTCACCGATACCTGCAAAAATTACTCCAAGTGCTGTCAAAATCTTAATCGTTTTTTCCATAATAAGTTGCTGATTAAATTAATAACTAAAAATTGATTAACTCTACATTTTACTATTATTCATTCCAGCAATAGTTGAGCGTTTTTATAGTGACGCACCTCTTTGACTATTACTCTACGCCACTTTGTTTGATGCCTTGAAGAGATCGGTTTTCAATTGCATGATAAATATACTCATCCTCACCGAAACCAGATAACAATGATTTCTTGGTGATGACAGGCTTTTCATCTACACCACTAACAATAAGTGATGGCATGTTGATAGCCATGATAGATGCAAGTTTTACACGAGCTGCTCTATCAAGTTCATTCTTCAAGTCACTACTAAACTTACCTTCTGTTTCTTTCTCATACTTGTTATACCTTTCAGTCAACATCATAAGTTTCTGTTTGTCGGTCAGTTCAGTTGAGTCAGCAATTTTTCTAATGTCCTTATAAGTCTCATCATCTGTATCTACATAGAGAGTCTTAAAGTCGAAGGTAACAACACCCTTCTTGCTGACAACCTTTAGTGCAAATTTCTGGATGTCTCTTGCCTTTTCAATCCAATCCTCATAATGGTCTTGGAGATAGGACATGAGCTTTGCCGCACTACCTGCACTAATTCTATCGTAAGGTGTTTTAAATATTCCAATCTCATCAATATCCGCACCAATGATCTTAGAAATTCTCAACCTTCCGTATGTTGTTATTTTGCTCTGATAATCTACACCACCTAATTCACCAGTAAACACAATAGGAGTGCCATAGTCAATTACATGATCAACTTCTACATCTTTCAGTAGTTTAGAATAATCTGTGTAATAGTACTTTGGATCCTTTAAGTCATCTGGGTCCTTTGGTGTATATTCAGTAGCATCAGCCATACCATTTAGAGTCTCATGGTTAAATTCAAATACACCCTTTAAGTTTTTCTTGTATATGTAATTATAACGTGGACTCATTTTATTATATGTATCCTCAGCAACTTCTTCAGGTACTAAGGTTACAGAAATAGTATCACCGTCAAAATCCTTTATATTCAAACAGGTACACTACCACCTGTCCCGTTCTCTTATGAACTGCTATACGTCTCCGCATAGAATAGACTATATCTTCTACATTACCTACAATGTAGCCTCGCATTTCCACCTGTGACTTAGGTGTACTCCCTTACATTCATCGGGGATAGTCGTTGAAGTTATAAGTAGGTTTAGTTTCCTACTCTTTACCTGCTGATTGTCTCTATTTTTAAGATTGTTACACTTTGGTACTTAAAACCTAACGAGAGTTTCCAGCAATTAACGAGGTTTTATAACGCCTTGATATTCAATTAGTTAAAGCGTTGAGTGGACCGCATAATGAAATTGGATAATGAATTGCATCATCATCCACCAATCTCATCTTCAGAGCATAAATACTGTATTCATGAAGCGTTGGTTGTCTATTTGCTCGGTCTTGTCAATAATTTCTTAATGACACCAGACTATATCTTTAAGGTAATCCACTACCTTATTTTGTACATAGTCGTTGAACTAGAATTTATTTTCGATTTCAAATCTTAGGTTACTACTCTTCCCTACTGCCTCTTTTAGAAACTTATATACTTCTCCTTTCTTTGATTTTTCTAGGAATTCAGTATATCTAGTGCCAGTTGGGTCGAGTTTTGTATAATGTTGGAATTTAATCATTGTATCAAACTCAAGATCTGCCAGTTCATTAGTAGGTCCTGATATGATAGCAATAACTCTTCCACCAAGTATCATCTTAGGAATTTGTTTTTCCACTCTTCTTTCCCAATCTTTAGAGAATCCGACTTTAATACTTCCAGGAAATTCTAGAAAATACATAAAGCCTTCCTCTCCCTGAAATTTATTATGTAGTAAGTTTCTATTATTAATTCTCATTGCATACTCAGATCCATAACCACGAGATGTTTTGTCCAGTAAGTTTCTTTGTCGGATACTTACCATTCTATCATGTTTCTCTTGGCTCTGGTTCCAAACGCCGATCTTACTAGTCCCAGCATATCTTCCTTGTTGGTGTAGTAATCTCATATGTTCGGCTCTATTCCAGACTGAATCAGAGTAGTTTTTTCTTAATAGTATCACCCTGAATTCTCCTTTCTTGTGTTATTAGTTTTTGAAATCGATTATTCTAGCTGCTGGTCTAATAGGTTTGTTCTATTTATTCCAGCAATTCTCAAAATTACGTACCAGTCATACTAGTACTAACTGCTTCTCAGCATATTCTTTGAAAAGCTTCTTAGTAGTAGGATTATCAAACTCCTCTCTGGTTGCTTGTAGTGCTTCCTTTTTAGTGAAGTTTAAGTTTTCCATAAGATGCTTTACAAAACCTTCACGACACATTTCATATGCTAGATGTGTAGGTATTCCCAACTCATCTACTGCTAAGGTCGTGCTTGGTACAATAGGACTACGTGCAGAGTTCTTAACACGAACACTGTACATATTTCTTGCTTCGTTCTTCTTTGACGTATTTAATAAGTCTGTTGCTAACTTCTTACCTGAATTTAGCATGGCCCTTAAGAGAGCAGTATATCTAACCCTTTCACCAGGTGTTTTAAACTGCTTAATAACGTCTTCATAATTTTGCGGATTAGCGTCTGTATCCTTTACGCAACATAGACGTATAATGATAGAATACCAGAGACTAAGCTTATGGACGTTCATCTTCTTATTACTACCTCTCATGACAAGGCTATAAGGTCTCATCATTGCAGGCAGAACTAAGTAGTACCTATTTATCAGTTTCTTGTAGTCTGTTAGGTATGATGGAAAATGCTCTTCAATTATCTTAAGTAAGCCTTCATAAGAACACATACTTTCATCTGTTATAAATTCAGAGATAGTTAGTTCTTTCTTCTTGCTATCATAAGAAAATTGGCAAGTATCAAACACTTTAATACCAAGCTTTTTCGCACTTCTACCGCTATAACCATTTCTCTTTAAGTCATCCATTAAGAAATCTAGCTTAATTTTTGACCCGCTGAAGATATGATTAAACAAGTCTAGGAATATATCAAACCTAAGCTCATTCAAGTAATAAAAAGGTAGTTCAATTCTAGCAAATCTACGCAGTCCTTCCTCTCTTGAAAATACTCTAGCACCACAATTAGGACAAGGCTCTAATGATTGCTGCCTGATATGACCGCAAATACACCTGTCTTCATAAGGTGAGCCAAAGATATCAACGTCATATACACCTCCCACTACTGGTTGAATTGATGTAATACGCGTAAGATTAAGGTCTTTGTGACTTGTTATGACTCTGTCTTTTCCGTCTGATCGAGTATAATCAATGATATCCTCGTCAGTCAATAATTCCAAACTAGCTGCCATTTATTTTAATTTTTTACAAGGTTTAGATCTTTCCAAATAATCTTCTGACTAATCTCGGAATCCTCAGCTGTTTCATTTGACCACTCCTTATAAACTCTCTTTACGTCGGAGATAGCCTCTGATCTAGTGCGGTCCTTTAATTTTTCATAGATTCCTGCACCTTTATCTACTACTACTTCGATATAATCTGAGATCAATTCTTGTGTAATAGTCTTAGATGAGTTATTATATTTTGGTCTAATCTTTCTGTATTCTACGACATCTTCTGGCGTTAAGTCAAGGTCTGCAAAGTCTGAGATAGAAGTCAACATTGCTGGCTCTCTATTGAACCAAGCAACTCCCATGTCTCTAACTCTCTCTGCTACCTTATGTCTTCCTTTCTTATCGTATATACTAGCCAGTTCTTCAATAATGTCTGTCTTATTCTTCTGTATCTTCTTAAATGCATTATCGATCTGCACTTGATACTCTGGTGGCATCGTTGGGCAGTTCATAATTAAGTCATACATATTGGAAGAGAACAAGAAGATAATAAAAGCAGGCAATTGTCTTTGTTTTCTTTTTCTGGACATAATAGAATCCTTTGAGAGATCCCTACTAGCCAAGTATTCAACGAACTTTTCAATATGCTCACGTACAGACTTGGTATACTCCTCGTTAAATCCGCCATCATCTAGTCCACCAAATTCATCTTCTAGGTCACTATTTCTAATTGGCCTATCTGGTGTGTAGAGTCCAGCTGGGATACGGTTTTTACCTTGCAGGTTAAACAGGTTTTTCATGTAATCTTCTACTGTCTTACTTGATGTGTTCTTTGGGTCAGCGTCTAGTACATTCCTGACTGCATCACTGACACAAGCATCAATAATACCTGCACCACCTAAGCTTACCTTCTCATCATTTTTCTTAGAGGACAGAGCTATATTATTATAGTTCGCGCTAAGTTTAATTTCAGTTGGGGTAAGTCTTCCTTCTTTGTTTGCATCTAATAATTCGCGTTCACTTGTACTCTTAGAATCTTCTTCTGACTTAGATTCAATATCTCCATCATCTTCATCATCGTCGTCGCTATCATCTTGCGCTTCGACATAATTTAAAGAATCAAGATCTTCATCTTCATCTAACAAAAAATCATCTTCATTCATTAGCTTATTATTAAAATTTAAAATTTATATTATCACTTTGAGGAACTCACAAAACTCTTCCTGAAATTTATAAAAACTTCCTCAATAGTAAAGGTTTAACCCCTGCAGAAGTGTGATTTTGTGCATTTGAGGCCCTAAATTCCTTAATACTGAATAAATTTGTTTATTTAAGATTATACGGAATTTCTGAAATGAATCCAATTATTAGTTTGTTAGGGATAATAGGCTAATGAGGTGTGTTAGAAAGGTTGTGAAACTGAGTATAACACACTTATTTTTTGCCTCCTGAAATGCCCTAAAACCCTTATTAATGTAATGAAAGTTATCTCAAGAAAGTCAGAATCTTGGGATAAATTATTTTTTAGGATATTAATAAAATAAATATAAAAGCTATGAGAAAATTAGCAAGTCAAATGATGGATAAGGGTATTATACTCGCCATTAGTGCAGGGGGTCAGGCAATTGGTCAGGCCCTATATAACGTAGGTCTCAATTTGTATGAGAACCATGAGCTTTATACTGAATATGTTAAGAGCATGTTCAGAAAAGAAGAGCAGACGGTAACCGAAAATAAGGAGGTTGCGGTATGTTAGAACTATTAAAATTACAGCTTCAACAAGGGTTTGAGGTTGTAAAAGGATTTATTCAGGAAGACATTAAAGAGTACTTCCAGAGAATGATCGAAGAACAGAAAAGGAAAGTTCAGGAGCAAAGTAAGTAGTGCTCCTGGATTTTTTTTGCTTGCCCTAGTTCCCTTATATGTATGGAAAGGAAGAAGTTATTAAAGTATCTTAAAGGTAACAGGGATTATACCTTTAAGATTAGAAATTTTATAATCCCAAAAAGTATAATAACAGTTAAAGGTAATCCAATAGATTTAGAAGATAACAGAAAGAAAAATCTTAGACAAGGGAGTAAGTGGTCGCCAAACTTTAAGGAACTGTTAGATACTGAGTATAATTATGTTGATTATATTAGGGAATTTATATTCTTAATACGAGATCGTATGTTGTGGGAGCGGATCTGTTGGAAACATAATGTAGTAAAAAACATAAATACTAATTATTTTATTGTAGATTACTTCTTACATGAATATAATTTTGTAGTTGAAATCGATAGCAGATTGCACAATGTCGATTATGATAAGGCGAGGGATGAGTACTTGATGATTGAATATGGCATAAAAACACTCAGATTTTATGAGTTTGGAAAAATAAGCTACGATAACTTTGTCGGGCTATTCAAGTTTAATCTTAGTTTATTTAGTAGGTGTAGCTTGTTTAATAATGGAATAGATTACTCTAAAAATATAATTCAAGCTTACTTAGACCAAAATAAAAGAGTATTACCTCTTATAATAAGGTTAGAAGATTTTATATTATCTCAGAGAAGTAAGGGGATATTTATAAGGAAGCTAAGGTTAAGTGAGAAAAATCTAGATATAGCTAACTTCTTGTTATTAAAATATAGTATAAAGTATTTAAAGGAACTTGTTAACTATTTCTATACTATATATAAAATTAGTGTAGTTTTGGAGACCTAGAATCCTTATACATGAAAGAGGTACTAGTAATCCATTGAGAAATATGGTACTGTATAGACTTAGTTTTGCCTAGTTTTATAAGTCTCATATCTTATTGTTAGATATGCTTAATTAGCCACGTTGGCACTAGGATACCCCAGAGCGATAAAGGTGAGCTATGTGCGCAGGAGCTGCATTTCGAGTTTTCTAAATTCATGTGTAGTACGGCACTGGTAGAGATAGAGAGTCGAAAGGAAATTACTTCAGCACCAGGCAATGACAATAAGACCTAGGGGAAATGCTATCGTAATTAACTCTCTGTCGTTTTTTTGTTTTTAGAAAGCCCTGAAATCCTTATAAGTGATGGGATGAAAGCATGCGTTTTGACGCTTGGCCAGGCTAGTATGTGAACAGTCCCAGGTGTATGCAGAAAGAAAGAATTATAGAGGTATGGAAGTCCTCCGGATCTAGAGATAGATGTTCCGGCTTCGTACGGTGACCATATTAACCTTATTTATGTTCAGTTTTAGAGGTTACATTGCTTATATACTGAACTACCCTTGTAGCGAAAGAGGTAAGCTATGTACGCAGGAGGTCTGCTATAGCATACGTTAGTCAGACTACGGTACTGGTAGAAATAGGAAGTCGAAAGGATAGCTGTTTTTGAGTAGCTAGCTTCCTGTTATTTTTTTTTGCTCCTCTGAAACTATCGAAATTACTAGCGGGGAGTTTTAGAACCCTTATAGGTAGAAATAACCTTAAAATCTAATAACACAATGGGCAGAATATCAAGATCGATGCGCTCACTAATTGATAACAAGAGCAGCCTTAGTAGTAAAAGCTTTGCTCTCTTGGTATCAACAATAACGGGTGGACTTATTGTAATCTGTATTTGTTATGCACTTATTTATGATGTAATGACAAACGGTTACATAAAAACAGACTTAGCTGACTTGGGTATTTTCTTACTCTTCGTTGGTATGTATATAGCGGGAAGTGGTATACCTAAGACAATAGCAGGAAGGTTTGATAAGTTCCACCCATCATCTTCACAGGAAAATAATGAAGAGGGTGAGGGCAAAGAAGAAGAATAGCAGGGTGAGGTAATCTAAGATAATAAATTCTTAGGTTACTTCTTTTTTTCTTTCCCCAGTAAAAAAAAATAAAGAGCTAGTATTACTACTAACTCTAATATCTATTATCTCTATATGCTTTGTAGAAATAATAATATGCAGGTCCACCATTAAGGGTAGGTCTCACGTCTACTCTCAGCACTGGAAATTCCGGACAAGCACTAGGAAGGTTTACAACATCCTTCCATCTTAGTCTAATTCTGTCCGGGTCTCTAGTGCTATCAAGACCACAACCAATACCCTCAATCACTGCCTTCTTATCTTTTACTGCTCTATATAAGATTGGCGCATTATCATTACTCCTAGTTAAGTCACAAATACACTCATCGAATATAAAATAATCACCCTCCCTGATTGTACTATACTTAGCAATAGTAAGGTGATCATTGCCTAGACCTGGGAAACCTAATTTAATTTCATCAAGTCTATCCAAGAACGCTCTCACATACCTAGGCCAATCAGTTTTTATACCTCTACTATTTCTTACTAACTTAATTACTGATCCAACTACAATCATAATCTCTGAGTTTAAAGTTTCTATTATAGAGTCTGACTATCCTATCAATGGAGTCAAAAGTATTCAAACTCTCTACTCTATCTCCGTCTATAGGGGAGAAGAAAAAGTATGACTTACTTATTATGTGGCTTCTAGTGTCGCACTTATCTACCAGTTCTTTATGAATAGGTATGAGGACTTTATTGTATAGCTCTATTGTCTCTTCATGTAGTATTGCCTGAGGTATTTTACTGTTCAAGAATATTCTCAACATAAACAGTAGATCTTGTAAATTATCAACACCACCTAGAGCTACCTTATAGAAATACTGCTTAGGATTCACTCTAGTAGATTCATAAGGGTCATACATAGATAATACAATACAACCTTCTGATAATATAAGGTCTAGTATACTCTCGTCTTCTAATATTTTTTCTATTAACTTGATCACGCTGGCTTTATATTAACATCAAGGTGCATTACAAAATCTCTACAATAACCATATATATTTCTCAATACATCAACCGGATCATTTTTCCAGCCGATAGTCATTAATCCTACTTGAAATCTACCATCTTGCAAAGGCCTACCGTAGCCAATCTGATCTAGTGGCCTATCCATTTCATCAATAAACTTAGATATTGAACTTAGATTCATATACAATAGCTTAGTTCTAGGCATACTAACTACATACGATTTCTTAAATAATCTTACCTTTACTGCATCTAATATATCGTATGCGTCTTCAGGGTCCCTATCAAACTCTTTCCGGTCTATACAAATCAACCGTTCTTTGTCAGGGTTTTCTTGATCTACTACTACAACAATAAATCCTTTTAGCTTCAGTATTATTTCTAGGTTTTCATCAATAACACTAAGTAGGTCTTGTTCAAACTTTTCTATCATATATCAAAACTAATATAAATTTCTCTTGTCTGATTCCAATACTTAGATTCAAACAACATTTTCCTTAATGTTTCTAATGGACTATCACCCTCCTGAATAGTGATATTTTCCTGGGCGAATAGAGGCTCATTATTATTTGAAGGTAATCTGCTTGAGAAACTAATTGATTCCCCAACATCAAATATATCTATCCAATCAAGGTAGAGGTAAAGCCTTTTTGTATATTCAAGATCTAGTACAGCATCGTCCCATGGATACCTTAATTTCTTCCTGAAATCCTCTAATATTTCTTCTAGATATTTCTTTGGACTCCTCGTACGTTCTAGGTAGATAAATGTTCCATAACCGTACGGAATATTAATAGCAAGTACTATACCACCATACTTCTCTACCTCCTCAGCATGGTCTAATAGGAAGTGCTGTATATCAAGTCTTAAACTCATATTCCGGTTCCTTTCCTAGTTCTGGTACTCTTACGGCCATTAAGCATTCTGGGTTTTTATCAGAATCCCAGTACGCCTCCAATAACTCTTTAAGATATTTATAGTAATCATCTTCTTGCACCCCCGGATTCCATCTCAGTATTAAGCCGATCATCCAGTCCTTATATTTCCAGAACTCACTTAACATTATATTATGGTCTCCAGTATCACGTGCACCTATTAAATACTTACATAGACGGAATGATAATGCACTTGTATATTCAGGGCTATAGTATTTTCCATTATGATTTTCTTCTATCAATTTCCCACTAGCCCATGCATTATTCTTGTGATTCTCTTCTTTCTGTACGTTCCTTAGGTACCTCTCACGTCTTCTTTCTTTTTTTCTCTTGCTTGATGACATCTTCTAATATTTGATCTGACAACCATCTTAGGCTACACCTAATAAAATTATCAATTGAAATACCTGATTTATAACTTTCTAATGCTTGGATACATTCACTGAGCCTTATTAAAACTTTTCTAGTTAATTCTTCATTAATTACCTCATCATGTACTGCAATTATACTAGCGTCCTTCATTCTTTCTAGGTTCACAGTATCCAGATAATCACTCAGATCTATTTTATATTCCAACAGGTTTATATAAAAAATATTCTTCCCACTACTTCCATCAGTAACATATAAGAGTCTATTATAGTTTAGAAGTAGATCAAGTAGGTAGTAATCATTCAACATTAGGTTAATTATATTACTAACCGCTTTCCTATTATGATTACACTTTTCTGATTCGCCCATACACTTTCTTATAGTTATTCTGTATGTAGGTTCTAATATCCTCCTGTTGTTGTAATGGTAAGTCTCTAAAATATACACACTCAAGAGGATTATGGAATGCAATGATCTCTCTATAATCAACGTAAGTTCTGATGTAATTAATAGGCCTAAGATATTTGTCCACCAGGCCTAAGTCTTTCACATCAATTTTTACGTTGTCACCTAGAGAGAGAAGTAGTTGATATTCTGGGCACTCTGGATTAGGGAACCAATTACTGAGATCCTCTACTTCTGCTAATACCTTCTCTAGGCCCTCAATACTATCAACAAGTACTCCGTCTAGATAGATATCCTCCATTCTCCTAGTAACTGTTCCTATTTTAGTACACAGGAAGTCTCTATAATGTAAGATTCTCCTTATTGTTCTAGATATCTTATTTGCATTTAATCTCTTTGTCATACTAAAAGCTCTTCTAGTGTTACAAGTTTACCATCAACTTCAACCCCTAATAACTTACTCATCCTTTCTGATTCGCACCAAAGATTATTGAACAAACCTCCAAGCTTACAATCTATAATGGTGTGTTTCCCATTTTTCTGCCCTTCTCTTATGTAGGCTAGCTTAATTACACTATTACCATCGTCAAACATATCCAATAATTTCCTTATTAGCTTACTATTGCTCTGTAAGTAATCCTTAGTGGGGTCAAAGGAAAAGATATCAACCCATTCTACGCCACCTATTACACTTAGTAGTTTATTTGATATGGTATAAACTATCTTATCGAAATCTAGCCCATCTTTATATGAATCTTCAGGCAGGTGAACTACTCTTATTGCACTACACCAGTACCAATCTTCTTTAATTATTAGCGGTAATTGTCCATGTAATAATATCTCCATCCCTAGGTCATCATCTGCGTAATAGTCTAATAATACCTTAGCCAATCTCATCGCCTCGACATCCTCTCTGATAGATACATGCATTACCCAGCTTTGTTCTTTTAGTAGGTAATATATTCTTCCTACTATATCAAACCCGCGTCGAATTGTATCAGTTCGTGCTCTGCTATCCCCTTCGATATTTACATAATCAATAGAAATTACTAAGGCTTTATTACTAGATGCAATTCGCTCTACACTAGATATACAACTAGAATAGTCCTCTAACAGGTCTATAGTATTATCCAGTAAAAGACCCTCGCCATCAAGTGCACCGAGTATATAAGAAAGTAGGTTAGTGGAATTTACACTACTTATCTTTTCTATATAAACTAGTTCAATATAGGAGAACATGTTTTTATCTACGGCAATTATCGCAAACTTACCATAAGTTTTTATATGCCTGAGAACCTCTGGTGTTCCCATGATAAACTCGATAAGCTTTTGGATGTCCTCTATGTCATCAACAAATCCGTACTTCTTATACGTATCTCCAGTATAATACTTACTTAACATATCCAAATTTTTCTACATAATCATTTATCTGCCTAACTATATCAAAACAGAACTCGGATTTAACCTTTGCTGGTATGATTGAGATAATGTCTCTAAACCAAGTAGACCTATTATCAGTTGGGCTTAGATCTTCTACTAGACTCAATAAATCCTTTCTCAAGTTTCTCAAGACGTGCATATACTGAGCCCTATATCTAATTGGGTCACTAGGTTCTACAGTTAAACGATAATAAATAATATTTCTAATTCTTGCTACTATGTAACCGATTTTTTCTTCTCTTGTTATCATATACTTATAAGGAATCTAAGCTAATCATGTAAACAAAAATAATAAGTAGAACCACCGCCTACTTATTATCTGTCCCCTCTAACTTAATATCTTTCTCAGAATCGCCAAGTATCATAAACCAATTAAGCAGGTCTTTTATCTTTGTCTTATGCTTCTTCCCATTAATAAGTAAAGGGATGTACCTATCTGGATCAGGGTCGTCTATTACCTGTTCAATTATTTTTCTATACCTATCTAGTAACCAAACAATAGCAAACAAGTTGATCGTACAACCGTCATCATAGTACACCTTTAGGCAGCGATTGAGATGTGCAGAGAGTGATTGATAATCCTCTAAGTTATTACCAATTGCAATAGTTCTTTGGTAGGAGCTGAAAGTATCATTTACATACACTGGCACTTTCCCCCAATTATCTACTATCTTAAACAGTAGGTTATTTTCTGCAATTAGTTGGGCGAGTTTTTCTATTTCCGTACTTAACATTATTAACTTTATTTTATTACTACTACCAACTTATCTACTCTGTTTTCCATAGGATACTTAGTTCTTCAAATATAGTATCACCATTTACAGATAATACTAACTCTATTGCTTTATCTGGATCTCCAGTGTTCACTATTCTTCTATTTCTTCTGTTCACATCACTAACGCCTACTAAGAAAGAGCACTCATTCATAACCTTCGATCTAATATATGAAATTGCACCTTTTATCCTTGTTAGTAGTTGATTAGTCCCTGCAAAATCAATATCATATCCAACTACTAAGTTCTTATGACAGTGACTTACTATCTTATCAAATAGTTCTGGACATATTCCATCTTCTATATCAAGATCACCCTCTAGTTTTATATAGTTCACTGTCCTATCCATCACATACCCTCCTATATCTAATTCTGTGAGGAGCGGAAACTTTTTGTATTCTATTAACATACTTAGAAGCTCTTCATCTTCCAGCATCATACGTAGTAATCCCTTAAATTCTTTCTTATCGTATTCTGTCATTTTACTGGCACTATTGAAACTGGATAACTGTCAAAAGTACATTGGTCAAACAAGAGATCCTCTACTACGTCTCTAGCTGCATAAAAGTCCCCTAACATGTGTGAGGTTATATACTGGTAATTCACAATAAATGTGTTATACCTAGAATCCTTGTACACATCTAGACATTTATTATACAAATCTAACAACCACACTGTCTTATCCAGATCTATATCCTTATCTATAATTGCAAGTCTAAGACATAATGATAGTTCACTGACCATATCTAATCCACTCTCTAGATCTATACCATCAACATTTTTTATAATATTATACCCCTTACCTTCAATATCGACGCACCACATGGGAACTTTTTTATATACTAGTAGGAAGTCTAGGTATTCATCTCTTAACAGAATTCTTACTAGCTCACGGACTATCTTATGGTGTTCTTTTTTTCATGCGTCCTATCTATTTTAGCCTTATTAAATAAGAAACTACCCATCATCTCACTAATTTTACTACTGTTAGTGTCAGTACTATCTGCCCGAAATGTAACATGATCACCAAGAACAGTGATCTTAAGCATTTCATCTATATACTTTAAATCCTCTATTGTTTTATCAGGAATCACGCAGAAACCTATAGGAAGTAGGCCACTGATAATCTTAACTGCATAACCTAAGTCTGTATTCCTGTCATCATCTAGACTAAATTGTACAAAAATTCGTCTGACTACACCATTATTCATGAAGTCTCCAATTATTGGGAACTTTTCAGTATATTCAATAACATCTAAGAAGTTCTCCACTACATACGCTAATACCTCGTATAGTTCTTTTTCATTCTTGACCATGTTTAGCATCTTTTATTTCATCAAAACTTCTCTTGCCTCTCTCCCATAGGTCGGCACACTTAGCTAGTAGGTCTCCCTTACCTATTGTTTTCTCTCCTAGACTTGGTATTTTATAATATCTAGCTGGTCCTATGTAATTCAATCTCTCTGACAACTCCCTAAGCAGTTTTCTTGTTTCTTTTAAGTCAACACAGGTAGAAACACTTAGTTCATTATACTCCAGTACCTTTTTAATCCAAGTACCATCGTTAGCACTATCTAGGATCTGTACTGGTGCATCTAGTGAAATTACCATACTATCATCATTACTAATAAAAGGTCTACTTACAATAATAAAACCTTCTAGTTCAGTAAGTTGATCACAGAATTCCTCCTCTACAATTTTTTCTAACTTCTGCAGTTCAATTATTTCATCCATTGTCATATCTTTATTCTTATCCTCAATTGCTGATATACCAACTATCTCTTTGCCTGAACAGTAAAGGGTTGATATAAATTCTAGTAATACTCGCTTATCCAGTTCTAATCTTATTCCACTACTCGCACGAACAAGAAACTTTCTAGCATTCAATTTAGGCCTTGGTAGGAGTCTAGATATCATACCTAGTAGACCTTTAGTTGCTTCAAAGTCTGGTATAAAATCTGATCCTACTTGACTTTTTGCTAAGTATTTAGTATTATCTAGATCTTCGTCCCCTATAAAAATAACCTGTGGACTGCCTTCGCTATTAACTACTATAAATCCACCTAGTTCGCATAATTGATCTAAAAATATCGTTCTTACAATATTTACTAGTTTATCATATTCTACGTCTATCATAATAATTTATTTTTACAACTATAAGGTATCAAGGGGAATAAAAATAAAGGAGAATAGTTCCCTACTCTCCTCTAACTACTATATAAACTTCGCAGCGTGATTTTCTACTGCATCATCATATACACTCAAGCTTGGATTCTTTGAGTTAATAGTTGCCATTCCATCCTTTAAGAATCTCAGCTTTCCCTCAAATCTTCCATCCTTTACTAGGTCTCTTACTGTTTCAGCTACACAGTAATCCATAGCAAATCCAGCCACTACTATTTCATCAAACTCCTGCATCGCTAAGCTATCTAGTGTCTGTTTACCGTAGGTTGGTATACTTCCATCTGCAAACGAAAATGCACTATACATCTCAGCAGTATCATCAAATCCTTTCTGAAATATGCCATAGTGTTTCTTATTTTCTTCACACCACAACTCCAGAGCATTCATTACGTGTTCACTTATCGCCTGACCAATTGACCCGGCTAAGCAGTGAGTTGGCCAGATTTGATGTTGGTGACCGAAACTCTCAATCCTTCTAAGATATGATACTGCTTGGTCTTTGGTCATAATAGTAGGCGAGTAATCATCACGTTCAACCTGCTCTGATGTAATAATGGTGAATGGATCTACAATGTGTCCTTTCTTATCAGTCCAGGCCTTAGGATGACCGATGTGAGTAGTATAGTGAGTATCCATTGTGCAAAGAATACTATCAATACTCTTCTTATTCAATTTAATCCAATCACCTAAGAACTCAATACCATGCTCCGCGCCTGGTATATATAATTTACCAGGTCTTCCATCATATACATCTACATGAGGACTGACAAAATCAACTTGCGCATCAACTATCAATAATAATCTTTTCATTTGTTATATAAGTTAATTAAATAATTCTTACCTTCCTCTGTCCAAACATTGTATTGCTTTGTGAAGTTAGTGTCCTTAAGAGTAAAAGTCTTCCCCTTAATGAACCTTAACTTACCTCTGTCACACATTGTCCATTTCTTATATCTACTGTTGGCCTGACTGAACTTAATAATACCTTTCTTCTCTAGGTCACTTAGTAGGGTCTTTACATTCCAGTCACCCTCTAAGAATTTGATAACCTCTGTAGTCGAATAGAGTGAGTTCTTGTCTGTAGTTGCATTAGTACTGGCAATTCTATTACAGACTGACTCACACCATACGAAGAGTTTAGGACTAATCCACCTACAGAAGTCGATTGCAAGGGCCCTACAAAACCAAGTACCCCTATTCGCCCCCTCTGCTACAGTCTTAATCAGTCTACCTCCATCAACGGGCTGATTCTTACAACCTGACTTTGGAATTGCCTCCATAAGAGCTTTAGTATCGTCCCTCTCTAAGTAGCTATGAACTGTATAGATTGGAGATACTTTTTCTAGGTCAGATGCACAGATAAAAAACTCCTTTGGATCATCTAAGTCTACAATAGTTCTAACCTTAGTTGGTCCGTACTGATATGTATTATTTACGTAATTCATATACTTATCTTTTCTGTTATTACAAAATTAGACGGATCACTTTCAGACTCCTTGATGAACTTTTCAAGTGTTAAGTCGCAGTATCCATCAATCCAGTCAGCAACGTAGTAAAGATTCCTAGAACCTCTTATCATACCAAATAAGATAGGATCACTCTTTTTCTTTCTTTCTTCTTCTAGCTCCTCTTGAGTTTTCTTATATGACTTACCACTAGGATCATAGTAGAGAATACAGTAATTATCAAAGACGTGTAGCTTATCTAGTTCTACCTTCTTCTCAATTACATCACTCGGTATAGGTCTTGAGAAATTTTTGATATAACACAAGTCTACACCCTTATCAGTCTTCTTAACAAAATCAACTACCTGTCGTTCTGTTATTTTCTTACCAAACCCATACGACAACAGTATAGATTCGAGCTTGTTAATAACTATCATTGCCAGTAGTTTCTCACATAATGCAGTCTGTCCCATTTTCTTAGCATTTTGTAGTGCCTTCAGATATGGTTCAATTCTGTTATAGTAAGTTCCTGCATTTTCTAGAGTTGTCAGCTTAACTTTCTCAAAGAACTCAAGTACACCTAGCTCATACGTCTTTTCTGGAATATCACCCCTCACTGCAAATCTCTTCTTATCTTCGATTAGACTATGCAGCTTATTGTCAAGCCGGTCTAGCTCTCTTTGATATCTTGACTTTGTCCAGAAGAATGGCTTTTTCTTCATCAACTTGTATAACTCTGAATTAGCCTCACAGATCTCATTCTCCTTCTCTGACATCTTAAGCTCTGAGATAACAGTTAAGTCCCTCTCTGGTTTGACATAAGAGTTGAGACTTATTGATCCGTTAAACTCTGGTAGATCATCAGGTGTTACACTATCAAACACCGCACTATCCCAGAGCGGTTCGAAAAATCCCTCACTGAATCTACGATCAAACATCACTGTTATATCATCAGCAGTTAAGTTATCATAGAACTCAGGATCAATTAATATCTCCCTTGACCTCTTCATTAGGTGCCTTAATTTCTCTGCGCCATCTGGAATACTTGCCTGCTGTCTAGAGTAATGTTCCTCTACTGAACGTGAGCTCTCTTTTTTAGCACCTAAGTCACCCTTAAGTTTTTCCATCACACCTTCCCACTTAGGTAATGCGTAATCAACTTCAAACTTCCTATTAAATATAGAAAGTTCATCACCATCTCTATTTAGTATTGCCATGATCTTTCCTACTTAAGTCCTAGGTGTACAAGTTCATCATCTCTACCTATTGTTCGAAGGCAGAGCTCAACTTCATTCGGGTCACCCATGTACTTACCTTCTGTATCTGGACACTTAACACACTGAATCCAAGGACTATTCTTATTAATCCTTGCCTCTGATAATTTCATCACTACTTGAGGACTAGCATTTTCTACGCCAGTATTATTTGTGAGCGCTCCACCAATACCCGCAGCAACATGACCTACTCTTCCTCTGACGTTTCTATGTATGTCTAAGAATTTCTGCATATTGATAGAGTCAGAGTATACTAAGGTCTTTGTTAGCGGGTCAACTCTTAGCTCAACAAGTCTGGCGATAATCTTGCTAGTGAATGATTCCCAAGTACCAGAATCCCACCTAAAACCGTCTGCCGCCTTAGCATAAAGTTGTGGTAAGTTATTAAGGAACTGATCAATACCAATCGTGTCCACTAAGAAAATACCATTAGAACCACCAAATGTATCGTTCCAGTTCTTCATAGCGTGATAATTACCAAGTCTATAACCGGTAAATGCATTATTCAGCATGATCCAAGAATGTGCCTGTGTACCTGAGATTGCTGTACTGTACTTGAACGCCATATACACATTGCTATTACCGACAAAGTACTTAGAGTTCTCAACCAGTACCTTATCTACCATATCCTGTACAGCACCAGAAAATCTCCTCCTAAGTCCAAATTCACTGAAATAGAGCTGATTCTCGTTTGACAATGCTATCTGATCGTTCAATATTTCAAGTGCCTCTGACCTGTTGAATTTCTTATCAAATCCACGATACCTAGTACGAAGCTCACTGAATATAGCAAGCAGTGGCACCTCCCAAAACTCATTCTCATACGCAAGTCCTCTAGACTCCACACAGAAATGCTTGTCTTCATCTAACCATACCTTCAAGTTAGAACTATCGAACTTAAAGTTTTCATACCAATCAAAGAAATACTTAGGAATCCAGTAGAACTTAGACACCAAGAACTTTTTCTCCTCTGGTTTAAGTCTGAGCGCACAAAGGCTTTCTACTTCAAGATTAAATTGATCAACAAAGTCCTGATCAAATGTTTCACTCTTTCTGTCCTTGAACTTAAAGACAGTCTCTGCGAATGGATAAGTCTTCATAATTGCATAAGACATGTTCCACTTATAAACATCATTCTCTAATAAACTTTTAATAATCATAATTCTTTCTATTTTAATTAATACTTCAATTTCTACTATTAAGGGGACTAGGGGAAAATAAAAACAAGGATACCAATACTGATACCCTTGTTAGTTTCAATTAGTTGGGAGTGAAAATTTCTCTGGATACTTAGGACCTATACCCTCATATGCAGTCCTAATCTTATCCCATACTTCCCCTGCATTCCCTGGATTTTCTATCACCTCTAATATACCAACCTCCTTCTTCTTGTAGTCAATAAAGCTCAAGACAATAGGAACATTACACTTCTTGGCAATTAGATAAAACCCTGGATTCCATTTTTCTACCTTCTTAAGATGACCCTCAGGACAAATAAGAACGTTCATTTCATCTGCACCATTGATAGCATTTATTGTATCCATTAGTGCATTTCTACCTGTATTTCCAACTGGTATAAATCCAAATGCTCGAAATACATGATTCACAGGCCAAATAAAATACTTACTGGCCATCAACAACACATGCCGTACTCCCCAAATATAGAAATACATCTTTCCCAGGAATCCATCACACCAAGACGTATGAGGAGCAAATACGACAACACTCTTCTTTAGTTTTGGAGCTTCACCTACTAGCTTCCAACCTAATAACCTCACTAAGATTAGTTTACTTAAAAATTTCATCATAACACTTATAAGGGAGTACGGGGAACAAAAAAGAAGAAGAGACTATTTTAAGCCTCTCCTTTTCTCTTGACTAGTCTAATAGATACTCCCTCCCACTTTCCTTGTCCGTGTGGATTGTCAATGTGCGTTAGTATGTCTATTCTATCTGTAAATCTTTTGTTCATTGTGTCATGAACTTCGTATAGACCGTTGATAGATTTGTCATCACCATCCTTAGCTTTGATCTCAACTACGTCTCCGTACTTATAGACCTTTCTAAGATCCTGTGATACTGCTATCCATCTGATCTCACCTCTCTTTAATTTACTGAGAGATATCTTAGACATATCAGCCGTAATTAATGGCTGATCATTACATTGACTTTCTACTGGATTGTATCTAGTAGCTGTTACAGTTCTTCTTGTTGGGTTGCTTTTTATTGCTAGCTTCCCATCCCCAAAACTACTAGGGTCGATCGCTATTTCATGACCAACCTTAAAGTCTCTGCTATTAACATAATCAATAGCATTTTCTATCGCCTCTTTTTCTCGAGACTTCTTACCTATGTTTCTTACGTTGTAGGCGAACATAGAAATACCTAACATGACAACTAGTATAAAAAGCAAGTTGTCGGTTCTAAAAAAATTCTTCATAATCTTATATAATTTCTAGTTAATAAAAAATTTCCCCAAGATACATCTTATTATATCTTGAGGTATTTGTCTACATTAATAAGGGATCTAGGGCATCCCAAAGGGCAACTTTTAATACAGAGTCCACTTCGAAGAAAAAGTAAGGAGAACATTGCCTCCCTACTTACTTTGCCCCACAATCTTAATAAAATTCTTAGTAGATTGAATTAATGACCTTAGTTCTGAAATTTTCTCGCTTATACTGCTTAATCTATCCTTAAGACCGCTCATATAAGTCTTAGCCAGTCCAAAATCAGAAACATTACCGCTATCATCCTCACAGAGTAGTTTATTGATTACTTTTCTAATATCCTCAAGTCCCTCTGCGAAGTCTAGGTTTAATTCCTCATTTAATACTGACTGTCTTTGTATTTCATCAGTTAAGTAGTTATTACATTCCTCCCTATATACCTCCTTATCCATTGCATCAAGCTCTAGTCTTGCCTGCTCTAAGGAATTACTAAGGTCGTTTATTTTCTTACTAAGTTCTTCTCTATCAGTTGTCATTATATAATAATTTTAGTTTAAGAGGGCTAAGTGAGAAAATAGATCTCTTATCTGTTCCCATACAAATAAAATCTTCTCTACCTCTCGCTTTTACTAGGACGCTTAACCCGCTCGATTCTTTCAGCTCATAACCACCAGTACTTGAGCTAACTATTTCGAGCTGAATATTTCCGTCCTGACCCTCGAGATAAGATACCTTCGCAATATCAGATAACCACTCAGGAACTATCTCACCTAATCTCCATGTCCAAATTTCATCAGGGTACTTATTATTTCTACCCTTCTGTTTTAGTACTTTATTTGTCATACTTTAAGTCACCAACACCTTTAATAGACTCAATGCTATCCTCTATCATATCTACACCTAAGCGTTTAAGATAAGAGACTAACATATCACCTAAGTCTGTATAGTCTTTAAAAGAGTCTAGGATATCATTAATCTTACTGTCTAGATTTTCTCGGTCATTCTCATACTCCTTCAGAATAAGATCAACCGTTACTTTCCTGATGAACACTAAGTCAGATTCACAATTCCAAGTATAATACCTACCTTCATTGTCCAGTACAGTCTCCTTGTTTCTCTTAAAGAAACCTCCACCTTTACTAGTATCTTCCTCCTCTACTGTATAAATAGCCTTAAGTTCATCAAAAGTAGATCTCCTTACTTTACAGATAGGTTTTTGAAGAGCACTAACATGAATCCTAATGATATTATCCAGCTCCTCTTTTCCTAGAACTACATCTCCAAGCTTAAGAATGTCAGTCACTATATAAGATACATGTGTTTCATATACTTCCTTTGCATATAAGAAAGCTTCAAACAGAGTCTTATGTAAGTTACCATCAGAGACTATAAAACTTGCAGACTGATAGAGCTCTGTGAATTTAAAAGGATCAATAGTATTAACAACCTTAGGATCAAAGATAAACATAATATCACTAACCCCCTGTATCAAGTCGATCTTATTATGAATATCCTCATTAACTTCAGAACCATAACCAATCTTGATAAATGTAATTAATGAGTGCTTTGGCTGATTAATTACGTACACTGAATTCTTATTCATACTATATAATTTTGTTAATTGTTTCACACTAATAAGAACTTCAAGCCGACCGAATAGCAAAATTACACCTTTTAAATCCTTATATAAGTAAATAACATTAACAATTTTTTAATATGAGAGAAGAGAAAATTAAAGAAATTTATGAAGAGTGTAAGAAAACTTTGTTCAGCACCAGAGGTTCCTTGTTAGAGAGATTAGTTGACTCTAATAGAAATATTTTTGGAATCGTCGGAAAAGAGTCGTTTAGGAACAGATTGCATGAAACTGTAAAGGAGATGCTATTTGATAAGGACGTAAAAGACAACTTCTTAGAGTACTTAGGCGAAAATGGTATTATAGAGAAGTATAATATTTCAGAGCAGAGTGAAAAAGACGAAGTAGTTAACAAAGTCTTAACCCTGGAGTACGAAGATAACGTTAAGACAATTAATAATATTGTAGATAGAATAGAAGATGGATATTAGTAAGAGAGAAAAATTAATAGTCTTTGCTGATTGTTTATTCAGCATCTATCAAAGAGTATCAACTGAGGAAGATAATACAGTGGATACTATTAAAGAAGCAATAAAGTACCTCAGACCTATGATGAGTAGGGAAGATGTACGAAAGTTCTTTATAAACTCTGCGGATAAGGTAAAGCAAGGTAATAAAGTCCTGTTAATAAACCTACTAGATAGCGATAGTTTTAGCGAGATTCTTAGTAATATTGGCGAAGAGTTCTCTAGACTAGATAGAGAATTGATTGTAGATGAAGTCAATGAAAGAATCTACAAAGCAAGAATTGAGAAAGTTGACAATATAATAGAAGAATTATGGAAATGACAGAATTTGAATTATTAGGGTTTGTTGTTCTATGCATTGGTACTGCATTGTTGCTTATATTCTTAGTAATGTACCTCATAGGTCTTGTAAATGTCCCAAACTTTAGAGAACTTAGGTTAACTAAGGTGTGTGATGAGAGGTATATTATTAACTATACCAACATGTACGGTAGGTGGAGAGATAATCTATATAACTGTACAGACGATATTGGTGACATAAGAATACATAATTGTGAAGGCGATGTAATAGAAAGGATACAGATTCTATCTTACTATAGAGATGAGTATGATGCACGATTAACTATTGATAGATTATTAAATGCAGTAAGAAAATCAAAAGAGAGTAAGAGAACAGTTATAAAAACGTATAGAAGATGACAGCATTTTATTTAATCTGTTCATTAATAGTAGCTGCACTTTTCATTGTACTTATAGTTGGTACAATTACAGCAGCACTAGATATGAATGGTAAAGATTTTAGAGTAGTAGAGACGATTGATAATAAGTTTTCAATATACTGTAAGACCTATATAGGCAGGTGGGTCCCACTATTCGACGTACTGAAGAAAGATAGGAATGATATAAGTGTGTACCTGATTAAACAAGGTACTACACGAGTTGATGAGGTTAGAATAGAAGAGTATTATGCGGATCAGACGTCAGCAGTTAATGTACTAGAAGACCTACTAGAAAAACTGCGTGAATCGAACCGACGTAAGAAAGGTGATGATAAAAGAATAATAAAAGACTTCAGAGTATGATGATGACAGTAGGGGATATGTTAATTGGATTACTAGCTGATCTAATAGTAGTCTGTATATTTCTAGTAGTATTCATTGGTATACCGGCCTTCATTAATCATCTATACAAAACACCTAACCTAAAGGACTTCAGAGTTTGTAGAAGATTAGACGGTGCTTTTGTAGTGATGGCTAAGAATAAATTAGGCTTCTGGAGACTACTTCCTAACATGTGTGATATGGGTTACCTATTCCTGAGAGATTACGAAGATAGTGTCTTTATTTGTAATTCTTATTGGAAAGAGAGTCTAGCAGAAGAAGCTGTGAACGATATTGTAGAAATCATCAAGAAGGGTAAGGTTAAGAGAAGTAATAAACTAGAAACAATAAAGAAGATAAAAGTATGAAAGTATTTCTTATTATAGTAGGAGTATTAGCATCACTATATTTCATTGTACAGCTAACAACAATGCCTGATATGAAAAGGTTTAAGGTTGTTAAGAATGAAGTGAGCGGGCTATTTACTCTATATGGAAAGAACATATTTGGTATTTGGTCACCACTTTACAACCTATGTGAAAGAGTGTCAGGTGAGTTTATCGTAAAGTTTCCCGGATCTAATAGGACAGACTGTTATTATATCAAGCAGACCTATAAGAATCAAGAGGAAGCAATGGAAACGATGAATAAGATAATCAATTCTATTAGACTAGCAAATCAATCACATCTTGAACTAGAGGAAGAGAGTAGGAAAGACCATAATAAGACAGTTAAAGAGTTTCGAGTATGAGTAAGGCAGTTGATAGTCTTTTAAAGTTCTTGAGTACAGCATCACAAGAAGAGCTAGATGAAAACTTCAAAGACTTAGAAAAATACTGTACTGTTGGTCCTCTAGCTAAAGATTATATTGAGAGGGAATTGAACCGGAAATAAGCAAAAAAAAATTAATAGTAGACTTAATTGTTCTACTATTTTTTTCTTTCAAATCAGTAACCCTAACTACACCTTAGTTAATTCTCTGTCTTCCTATATAGATTTTCAGCATAGTTAGGGTTATTTTAAAAAGCACTAAGGAGGTTCTCAATATCTCCTAGGTCATCTCTCTGTATTCTTTTCTCCTCTACCTCTTTTAAGTCTCCTGTTGGTGTTACGTATTGAGTTCCTGGAAATAGGATCTCTTTTGGTTGGATTGTCTGAGAATTTACTGCATTATCATAAGCAGTTTTAAATTTCTTCAACCAGTATTTAGCCCAATCACCTTTTGCAGTAGCTAGTTCTTGATCAAACGGACCATCACCCCACAAACCATCTTTAGGTCTAGGGCACTCAATCATTACTTCTACCTCTGTGTTGTCATCTTCCATTGACGTCATCTTATAAGTCCAGTAGAAATAAGACTTGCCATTATACTTATATGTTCCACTATCGCTGGTTAAGTCCTTCCAGATATCTTCTACTAGTGCTACTGTATTATTGCTTGTTTCTCCATTAGATAAGATTAACGTCTGGTCCTGCAATAGTTTATTTCCCATAATCCATGCCTGACCCTTAATTGTCTTACTTGTCATATTAAATATTAAAATAAAATAGAGAGATTATATTAATTCATAATCCCTCTATCTCTTTTTATTGTTCTACATAACCCATCAGCTTTTCTGCAATTAACATATAGCTGATTGAATTATAGTACTCACCGTAATCTGTTGGTACGTGGATAAAGCTAACTGGGAAGTGCTTTTCTACCTCCTTAATAAACTGCTCATCATTCAAGTACTTAGCAAAGAAGTGAGATAATCCACCTACAATTAGAAGTCCATTACTTGCATCTAACTGTGATGAGTACTTTTCCTCTAATAGGTTAAGTACATTAGCAAGGTAAATTCTTGTATACTTATCTACTACATCTGATAAGTCAATTACCTTTCCCCTTCTCGTTAATATACCAGAATCCACTACCGTCTGTGCTTCCTTTGTTGAAATTCTATATTCGTATGTCTTATAGATATACTCTGCGATGTCTCTAGAAATACAGATAACACCCGTATCAGGAATTCCAATAGTTGCACCAGCTGCAGATTTTTGGTCAATCACTGCGCAAATATCAATACTTAGATAACCACCATCGCAGATTACATATGAATCTAGCTTGTTATCTGTTGTATGAATATTGCTATCTTTTACATTCTGACCGTACTTAGCAAAAGCCGCTTTACATGCAAGACCCTGTGGCAAGCATACAAAGAAGTTGGTATCTGGACTAATCAAGAGTGACTCATACAGATACTTTAAAAGATCATCTGCCTTATCACTAAATGCCATAGATAGTCCAATTGCTACCTTGTCCCACTTAATATCTGAATACTTGCTTAGAAAGTAACTGATCACAACTGGATAAATTGCCTTCATCTGCTCGTATGTCTCTAGCTTAAGTCGATAATTTCTATCAAGCTTAAGTGAATTAGGTCCAATTACATACCATTTTTCATTCAGCTTAAATACAGTATCATTATCGATCTCAAGTGGTGCCTCAGGAAGTTCGGAAATTGCTGATATCATCTTATAATTTACCAAGCTTCCATTATCATCAATAAAGGAGATCTTAACTGATGAATAACCAAGATCGATTGCTAATACTCTAGGTCTTTTTTGCTTACTTACTGCCATACTTCTCTTCAAAATTTTTAATAACCTGCTTATAAAGATCAATCAAGTCTTTCTCTACCTTATACTTTTTCATGTCGTTAATCACATCATTCTCAACATAAGTAAGAGGTACATTAGGAAGGAGCATGGTGAATCCCTTTGTTACCATACCAACTGCATAGCTATTATCTAAACTAGTAGGGTTACCAAATGGATCCCTCTTAAGATTTCTAACTACTACTAACTGAACTAAGTCAGTCTTATCGTTGGTGGCTTTATAGGCAAACACAAGAGTACCATCAACCAGTTTACTATGAATACTGCTCCATACACTAGCCGCTACATCATCTGCATTTCTCCAACCTACTACTAATTGACTCTTTCTTTCAACATCTCCCATTGTTAATTTCTCATTTGATTCCATAACTTTTTATTTTTTTTAATTAATACCTGAGCTACCAAAGCCACCACTACCTCTTTCTGTACTTCCCGAGATCTTGGCAACTAAGTTTAACTCTGCTTTTTCTACTCTTGCAAAAACCAACTGTGCTATTCTATCACCTGGGTTTATTACTACTTCCTCTGCACTTAAGTTAATCAGAATAACACCTACTACACCTTCATAAGACTCATCTACTGTGCCTGGTGTGTTTAGTACTGTTACTCCCTTCTTCAATGCAAGGCCACTTCTAGGTCTAACTTGAATTTCTATGTTCTCTGGTACTTTAAACTTCAATCCGGTACTTATCAACCTGCGCTCTAATGGTTTAAGTGTTACAGGCTCTTCAATATCAGCCCTAACATCCATTCCACTATCACCAGGATGTTTGTACTCGGGAAGTTTAATACCAGTAATAGATACATTCTCTACAACTACTTGAATCATAGCTTATATTTTCTTTTTGTTATGAACCTAAATAACCAAGAATTACTAGACACAAATCTAACAGTGCCTAGTATCTCAGGGCCTTTCCAGAACTCTTTTAAGTTAACACCATATACATCAAAGCCATAATTTTCAGGGCTAAGACATATACGATCATCAAGAAGCCTACCACTAGATATAAGACTACTCAAGTTATACATAAGGTAGTCATAATCTTTCGGTAGTAGGTATGTTAGCTTAATACTGTCAAGACCTAGCGAGTAATAAACAGGAAGTCCAATCCTAACTGAATTACCAAGTTGTTCAAATAATAGGGAATTGGACTCCTTCTCAAATTTAACAGTGATAGGTAGTGGATTACTATTTACAAGTGTATCTTTATTGAATACTATTAAGTTATTATAGATTTCAATTAAGTCATCCTGTAATGTTGTCATACCTATCCTTTATTAATCTTCACTAACTGCGCAGAATACTTTAATGCCAAGGTTATCAAGTACCTCATAAGCCTTTGTAACTGGGCCAGGTTCAATACTTCCCTTAACCTCCTTGACCTTCTTGATTGTATCTACTAACTCCTTAAGTGGATTTTTAATACCACCAAACTTATCCTCACTGAATAAGCCAGTATTATTAGCGATATTCTCAAGCACAGATACTACATCAGTACCACCAGACTGTACAATCTTAGTAGTTGTTGGGTATCCATTTTGCATAAAGTTGTAATCCATGATATTCCACTCAATCATCTCAGCTGGAATAGACAATGGATTTTCCTCATCTTCGGTCACATTCTGAATAGTAACCATATAACCTGACTTAATGAGGTAATAGTTAATACAAGCAAAATCCTTCGTAGTGAGCGTAATGTCACTATTGATCAAGCTAATAATGTCAGGATTGTTCACTGATGCATCGAAATTAGGAATATTAGTCTTCAAGAAACCCTTAACGAATTCCATTACACTAACCTTCATAATGTCCATGTCATAACGTGTACGGTCAATACAACGACCTACTGTTGCTCCTGCATCCTTAGCAGGAATTGCATACAAATTAACTTCTATCATCTTTTTATAATTAAGAATTATATTTTAAATTTAACTCTGGCTTAGTAATCACAAGGAAGATAGCCCAAAGTCGCTCTCTTACATTTCCTTGCTCAAACTTCTTTTTTTCACTCCCTACAAAATCACCTGCTTTTAATAGTGCCTGGTAGATATCATCAAAATCAACTGGTCTATTATTCATCCACTCAATCTGTTCGTCGATCAAGTAAGATTCTAAGTTTCCATTTTGTAGGAGGTTTGGATCTAATGCAATCCACTCATCAATATCAAACGACTCTCTAAGAAGTGTAAATATATCTGAGATCCTTGCAATATTCCTATACTTGTCTATCAATTTAAGATAAACATATTGAACTGTTTGTGTGTAGTCTGTATCGTTAATAGTCTTGATAAAACTATTACTACTACTTTCCTCTAACATGTTCTTGTATTGCTTTGAAACTTGCCATCCAAACAAGATCTAAGTTTCTAATCTGGAGCTCTGTTTTTAAGAATCCACGCAGGTAATTATAATATCCAGTACTGTCATTACTTGCTGCTAATTCTACTAACCTGTCTATTGAAACTTGTGTATTTTCCCATCTAAACCTGTCAATTACTAACAACTTATTCAGGTCAAGATCCTTTGGTGAGCTTGTATTGCTTAGAACTTTTTTCATCCTTCCCAACCTCTCACTACACAACTGATTTCCACATTTCAATAGACTACCGTAGATATCCTTAGAGCTTAACTTATAACCACACTTACAAGAAGGCCACATATAATCACCATTTCCTGGCTTAAATACATTACCAACCATAGGAATAGTACTGTTTGCTAAGATAATACCAACTTCTGCGCCAGGTGTTATGTTATTTTTTATTAACTTACTAACACTCCCTGCACTTGGTTTCTTAATAGTACAGCCTTTAACTTGTACTGGCTCTACTTCTACATTAGCGCTCCAACTATCTTTTCCTTTGCAAGTCTGATCATTCCAAATAATACTCTTTACTTTGGTCTTTATTGCTTCAGTTCCACTACCAGCCCCTGCATACTTAATAGCTCTCTGACAGATACCATGCTCATTATAAAGCACCCATCCATCATTTAAGAAAGTACCAGTATCAGTAACTGTTCTATCACTCTCACAAAAACCTGGCATTCCCTCTAATTCAGGTAATGTCCAAACCTGTGCAGGGCTAAATAGAATGTGGTTATCTTGCTGTGACCTAACTGTATCAAAACTCTGTAAGACATCTCTATAATCGGATTCTCTTACTTTCTTACCTTCCTCAGAGTCATCAGTATAATACCTATATGCCCTTAAAGTTAGCAGTTCTGATACCTCTTGATCACAGTACTTAGAATTGATAAGACCATTTGCTTTCTGTCTTGCTTTTTCTGGATCAATACTCTTATCTAATCTTTCAATATCAATAAGAGCTTCACACTGAATAGCAACAATACCTCTTGGAAAACGTTGAGGTAGAAAATTAAACAACTTAGCTGTCTGATCTACACCCCAATCATTAATATTCGCATTTCCAACTGTTACTACTCTCTTTGGGACTCCGTTAGTAGGATCTATGTAGACTGCAATACTAGAACCGTCATACTTCAAGTCTAGGTATATCTTATCTGTACCTAACTCTACTATTGACTTCCTTATTGCATCTAACATTGATTTAGGGGCTTTAAACTTTTTGATCTTCTCTATGTACGAGTTCTTTGTTTTTACACCTTTCAAGTACGTGTCAAATACATAATCCCTCACGAAAAAACCATCTTCGTTAATCGCTCTCTGTTCCATCTCATCATAATCAGAGTCACTAATACCTGTCGGCTGTGAATCAATGTAATATGACTTACACGCATTAATTAAGATAGACCATTTTGCTAGTACAGAGTCCTTTATATTCATCCTTTCTTATCTTTGTTAAAACTTGCTGACCACTCAATAATAAAATTCTGCATCTCCTCTGAAAAAGCTTCTACTATGTTCCTAGTATCTGGCACATATTCAGAACCAGACTTAACAGCAACTTCGAAATCTTCATCAGTGTCAAGGTCAAATCTCTTTACGATACTATATCCCCTGCTCTTCAAGAATTCTATCATCTTTTCCCTCTTCCAAGTCATCCCGAAAGGTTTTGGCATCATAGTTAGTGTTAGGAGAGTCTTCCATTTGTAATCCTCACCATCATCACCATCTTCTAGGTCACTACTCTTTACCAATTTTCCGAAATCACTTAGGTTTAGATTTCCGTATTTTTCGTTCTCGTCGTCTATACCTTCCATTGATTTTATTTTTATTTTGTTCTCACTTTTTAGGCATTTAGGAGCTCTCTTATGCAGTATTGTTAATGTCAGCTAATAAAATCGGATACTGCACTAATATTTCAAGCACAGTACCCTTTATATATGAACAATTTGCAACTTCTACTACATCATCATACCCTTAGTTGCAGGCTCAGCTCCATCCTTACCACTCAAGTCATCAGTGATAGTACAATCAACCAATAAGATCATACTAGCTGCTGAAATACTATTCTCTAATGATACACGGAGAGACTTTGCTGAATCTAAGATGCCGTCCTCTACTAAGTCAACTACCTTACCTGTCTTAGCATTATAACCAAAACCAGGCTTCAATGACTTAGCCTCCTTAACTATCACATCACCACTAACACCGCTATTTTCTGCGATAGTGTGCATAATGATAGGAAGTGAGTTAACAACAATCTTAGCACCTTCTGCCTCATCCTCGGTAAGCTCCTTCCAGAACTTCTTATCCTTGGTCAAACTCATAGCAGCTCTCAAGAATGTATAACCACCGCCAGGAACACAACCTTCTTCGATTGCACTCTTAGCCGCCAAAATACTATCCTCAATTGTTGCCTTTCTATTTGCCTTCTCAGCCTCACTTGCACCGCCTGCCTTGATAATAGCAATACCACCAGTCAAGTTAGCGAGTCTCTTCTCAAACTTTGTCTTTTCGTAGTCTGATGTTTTAGGGTCTGCAAGTCTAGCCTTTAAGATCTCAGCCCTATTCTTAACTTCCTCAGGATCACCCATACCTTCATAGATAACACATGAATCCTTTGTCACTACTACTTTCTTAGCCTGACCGAGTACTGAGATATTAGCCTGGGTCATTGTAATATTATTCTCTGGGCAAATATGAATACCACCAACGGCTACTGATACATCTTCCATAATGTTTCGTCTTGAGTCACCAAAATCGATACCCTTAACTACACAACAACGAATAGCACCACGCATTACATTGATAGCAAGCATCATATTTGCATTATCGTCAATTTCATCAACGATCATGAGAAGTGGACGACCCTGACTGTTCTGATCGTAGTCCTGAATGAAATCTACCATCTGCTTAATGCTTCCGATATGTTCACTCGCAACAAGTACATAAGGATTCTCCATCACACATGTACCATCTTCAGGGTTTGTTACGAAGTTAGGACTAGACCAACCACGCTCAATCTTCATACCAGCTGTTGTCTCAATTACTGTATCAAGACCACTAGCAAGATCAGCAGTTACAAGTCCATTAAGTCCTACCTCACTAAGACCCTTAACTACCAAATCACCTACCTCTGGATCATTATTTGCAGAGATTGTGGCTACCTTACGGATCTTCTCCATATCACCGTCAACCAAGATAGCATTTTCCTTGATATACTGCTCAACCTTTGCACGGGCCTTCAACATACCAAGCTTTACCTCATTGACATTTGCACCACTATTGATCGCCCTCTGTCCACGCTTACAGAACTCTTCAATTAAGATAGATGTAGTACTAGTGCTATCACCTGCTACCTCTTCAGTGGCAGATGCAGCTTTCTTTACTAGTTCTGCACCCATATTCATTTCCTGGTCCTTAAACTGAATATTCTTTGCGACAGTTGCACCATCACGAGTAATTTCAGTTGTAAAACCATTCATGTTAATAGCAACACACTTACCACTAGGGCCGAGAGTTGATTTAATTGCACTAACTGCCTTACTAACACCCTCAATAATCTTTGCCTGTGTGTCGTGTCCTGTCTTTACTACTTTGTCTTCCATTTCTATTTTCTTTTGTTAATTGATTAAAGAATTACTAATACATCAGAGTCGATAATAACTGTGTACTCTGAATCACCAATTTTCACATTATGACCTGCATTTGGCCTGATCAGTAGCATATCACCCTCTGCAATACCAACTACCTTACCACCAACACTGATGACTTCACATGTGTCATAATCGTCATCTTTTTCACTTGTAATTACGAAGTTGCCTATTTTCTGCTCAGCAACAACCTTCTTTACTTTCTCAACTAAGATGTTAAAATTGTAAGCTTTCATTCTTTTTGTTTGAAATTTATATTAAAAAATCTATATCATGAGTAAGAAACTTCCTACCCACTTATAAAGGAATTAAGCGGACCTACTCACTTTTTTGTTCATTTTGAGCAGATATTTTCATAATTTCCTTCAGAATTCTCTTATTTCCGAGATGATTGTCCGTACTTCTTAAGAAATCATCTATTGTTATGTCCGAGTCGAATGTACTAACTTTGGCATGTTCATCACACTTAAGACCAATCAAGTAAAAAGGATCGATTATAGAATAATACTGTGTTGGGTTAGATATTGCTTCATCAGTAATTTCATTAAGTATTATACTACGAACCATCTTAGGTGTGAGTACTTTCTCTAACCCATTATACCTGTTATCATAAATCTCCAAGTAATGATCTATCTCTGTATCTAATGGCAACCCTCTACACCTATTAAAGAGTCCCTCTGGATCTAGTATAAGCTTCATTACTTTAATTGGAAACTTGTCCTTACTGTAATTATTAAACAGGACATCCGCCATTTTCTCTGGTATAAAAAATCTTGGGAGCCTTATGTATACCTTTATTGTTCCTTCAAAATTCTCACTTTCACCTCTTACTATTACTACTACTTTCATAATCTTACTTTATATTATTACGAGTGACAGTCAATAATTGCCACAACATCATCACTACCTTTATTATCTAGTATCTTCTTATAGTAGAAGTCTAGGTCATCTTCACTCTTACCATCAAGATCTACCCAACCAGTACTAGGACTAAGTAGGTTAGAAATACCATTACTTAGTAGTTCCCTAATATTTACTACATCATCTAGTCTTGCAAAGTCAGCCCTATTTCTGCTATTCATTTCGTACATCTTTTCTACTACATTATAATTGGCTGGATAAGCGTAGCCTTTGATTGGTACAGCAAAGTCTGATAGTAATAAGCTACCAGTAAATCTTCCACCAAGCTGATACCAATCCCACTGACCCTCTGGATTATAACTGCTATAGACTCCATCTTCACGTACGTCATTTCCCCAGTCCTTTGCAAATAGTTCATACAGCTTTTCTCTAACTTCTTCTTCAGGGGCTGTAAAATCTACCTTAAGGAAACGATCTAGATCTCCCTTCTTATATGCAGGGGGAACATAGTTAGGATCACTTTTTGTTTTTTCTATGAGGCCTTTGTACTCTGACTCATACCTATCTAGTACATAATCCACTACATCATCAAAAGGGACATTTAGGTAAGACTCTACTTCTCGATCTTCACTGTAATATTCGAGTTGCCCTATAACATCATCTTTGTCTTTTCCTACTACTAATACTGAAAAATGCATACTAATTTATTATTTTACTTCACTAATAAGGAAAAGAAAGCCTAGCAATACAAATTAATGTACTACTAGGCGGAGTGCGGGCTTTGATTAATTACCCTTATCGTGCACCCTGGGCTGATCCAAGAATGTTAATATCATAAATCATATATACAAGTCCAGACAATGTATCAAACTTGCCAAGATTATCCCATACCTCACCGAGTCTATCTATGAGTTCAGGGTAAATCTTACTTTTATCAAGGTAGGCAGAATTATAACCCCCAATGAAATCTGTAAGTACTCTCTTTGTAATTAGGTATCCTGTTGCGTCACTTCCACCCAATTCGTCGTTATAGTAAGAATTGAGGGCCCTAGCAATATTAGATTCTGTATAGTGTAGTGATGGGTAATGTTTCTTAAGCTCCCATACACACTCAATCAGCTTCAATACTTCACCCGGCTTAACTGTAATCGTATCAATCCCTGCTTCCTTTAAGATACAGTTAATAGATGTCTTTACTAGTTCTTTCTTACTACTACACTCACATTTACTACAAGGTTCTTTCATGACCTCTTCAAAGTCCCATGAAGTAATAGAACCATCCTTACTCAGAAACTCAAAATTCTCCTTAGTTTCTGGCATGTCTACTACTACACTAACCTCAACACTACTACCTGATAATCTCTCTACTACTTCACCAACTTTATCTGAGGTAGTTGTTATCTTGATTCTTCTCTTAGGCATACTATTTTATTATTCTTCTTATGTTCACTCACGTAATAGTTAACCTTATTCTCATCTTCAGGGTCTAGGTTAACAACATTACTGTACTTAGTGGGATTAAAACCACTTGGATAATAGCAGTGTGCATGGATAGAATAAAACTTATCTCTTACATAATTCTTAGTAAAAGCCTCATCCACACGCTCAATGTTTTTGTTAGAATTGATCAGGTTACCTACAAATTTTGGACTTAATTGCTCGATCCATCTAATACCACAGTGTGTACATATGTAGGTATTCTTTCCCCTCTTATAGATGACATACTCCTTAAGCTTTCTATTCATCTCATCAATCCAAGCCCAGGCCTCAACACTACTTAAGGTCTCAAACTCTTTAGCAGTCGTCTTTAAGAATTGATCAGGGATAGAATTATAAATACAAGAAGCTGCTATCTTACGATCTGCTGCTTTTAGTACTTTCCAACCTAGGTATTTTCTGAGTCTCAATTCATGGTTACCTTCTAAGTATCTAACATTCTCTTTATCACATAGTAAGATACTTTCCATCACCTTCCTACTACCACCAACTACAGGACCATCTATGTAATCCCCATGAAATACTGTTAAGCTATAATCTGATGTAGGTGGTATTCCTGAACTCATTGCGTTAAAGTGCGAATGTAAGTCAGACACATGCAAGACCTTATCAGTTACCTCTAGCTTTATTGTCTCATCACGCTTAGACCAATACTTCTCCAGGTTCTTATAGGTAGTAATTAAGTTCTTATTTTCTAGTGATTGTGACAAGAAATTACCTACCTCTTTCTTCAGGTCTACTCTACTATGAGGAATATACCTAAGATCACTATACTTTCTGTTCTTTGTTACATAGTCTTGAGGAATTGGAAACACCTTATAAAAAACAGTATAACCGAAAATCCTAGCTAGCTGTTCTAAGATAGCAGTAGATTCATTTTCCATGTCCACTACTATCAAAGTACCAGTGCTAGCTTTTGTACATACTACCTCAATAAACCTACTATAAACCAGCTCATCGAAAGAATTAACTAAGTAATCCCTGTCACCTTTATAGTCAGGCTTAAAATATAATGATCTTAAGTTATCTATGTCTAAGAAAAAACTAGATAATCCCTCTTTCAATACCCAATTCCTTTTATCCTCCTTTACAAGTCCTTTCAATACTACAAAAGATCTCATTATTCTGGGAGTTTAAATTTTTGAATCTCTTGAAACTTTGGAATATAAGACCACATTGTTTGTAAGACGAGTAAGACACTAGTAGTCGCACCGGGTAAGAGAGGCGCCTTATATCTCTCGCATAATGTTCTGATAAGTCCATAATTCACATACTCATTACTACACCTCGTCACTACCTTACCTGATTGTGCAATGAGCGAGAATTCAACAGGCGCAATAATACCGGTGCTCTTCTTAAGGAAATTGAAGAAAATACCATCCGCTACACCTGAATAATCTAGGTCTGCACTAAGCTTATTAACGAACTCAGGATTATCAAAGGTCATCTGAGGGTTCTGTGGTTGACTAGATTGACAGTTAAGGAGGAGAATCTTTGTACCCCTAAACTGAACAATACCTTTACCAGGCTCTGTACTAGTAATCGCCGCTACACCCTGGGCAAATTTACTCTGCCATGAATCATTAGCTGGGTTAAGATCAGTAGGACCCATGAGAGCGATCTTTACAAAATCCTCTGTACCCTCTGGAATAGGCTCTGACCCTGAAATCATCATTACTGTTGGACTAAGTTGTTCCATCTTTGTTATTTTGTCTATTAAAGGTTAAAAACAAAAAGAGAACCTAACTACTAAAGCACAACTAATATGTACTCTTTCATTTGTTCTCTTCTCTAGCTTAAATCCTAGAACCAATCAACTACCTTCGCATTATCTTTGAAGTACTTCTTGAGCGGCTCTAAGTTATTTTTCTCTATCCAAATTGAAATATCAGCATAGTCAGAAGTCCCATACTTAACTAGGACCTGCTTAAACTGATACCTCCCTGCTTCTACTTCCTCTTTATATGTCTTATAGGAATCAAGCAGTAAAAAATCTCTCTTGTTCTTAATGGCAGTTACTACATCACTACGTCTCTCTTCCTCACTGTAACCTCCACTTAAGTCATTGATTGGTAAGAACTCAACGTGCTTTGACATATTCCTAACAGATAGGCTGGCAAAACGATTAAGCTCTTTCAATAGTGGCTCTAAGAAACTAGCATCAATACCAACGACTGAATTTCCATCGGGCGTGTTCCTAATAGGTCCCATATTACTCTTTGGGATAGGAAACGTAATGATTGCTGTATCCTTGGCCGCTTTCTCAACCTGTATACCCCTTGGACAGGTCTTAGATACTTTCAACATTCCACACAAGTGAGGATAGTATCTATCAATCAGGTTCGTGTTCACTGTTACTACCATTCTCTGTCCACCTTGATCTACACTTGATGATATTTTAATCATAACTTTATATATAATTTATTTTTAATTTTCACTACATATATAAGATTTCTAAGCCAGCCTAATTACAGCTTTTACTATTTAAGTACTGTAAGAGGTCTGTATTAAAAACAAGCGGTGCATAGTTCTTGATCGGCTCTATTCCACGTATCATCTTAGTCAGGTCATGAAACTTTGTCTTCTGTATCTGTGGTTTCTCAAAATTTCTCATCCTAAATACACTAATACCATGTGTCTTATAAAGGTATTCGTCTCTAATTGCATCAGTGTCATTAGTACCCTGCTCATCATGATACTCACTATCCAGCTCTACCGCAAGTCTAAGCTCTGGAAAATAATAATCCATCAAGTAGTACATTCTTTTCTGATTTGGTAGGCGGTGTGAATTTTGTATAACCACTGGAAACTCTCTAAATACAGTGAGAGGCTCCCAATAACCAACATTAATAAGCGCATCGAATATCTTAGCCTGCATTGATCTCTTCCTAAGCTGCTTATTCCTAGTAAACCTCTTGCATGATGAAGGACTAGGGTATACAATGTTCTTAAAATTACAAAGTCTACCACTCTCTGATAGACAGTAGACCGGAAATGATTGGCCTACTATATCTGGAAACATAAAAGTCTCACGATAATCTATTTCTTTCTTCTTTGCCATAAAAAATAAAAAAGTCGGAGAGCCATTATAATCACTACAACGGACTCCCCTGGATATTAACAATTTAAATTTATAAAATTATGAAAAAAGTGAAAATCATTTCTTCCAATTATCTAAGTAATCAGAACCTTCTATTTCTTGTAGGAGGTCATGAAGCTTACCTAACTGTATAAGACAATCAAGGCAAACAACTATATCAGTACCATCACCACCAAGAGATAAATGTTCCTTCCTGACTACTTCATCCTTTCCTAGCTCACAGCACTTCTCTTGCCACTTACCATATTGATAAACAGGCTTCCCACAAATGCCGCAAGACTCTACCTCATTACCATCAATAGGGACAATACTATTATCCTTCTTGACAAAACTATGAAGTAGGTGACGAATATATTTATTATACTGTCTACATCTATAAGCGTTTAACAGCATAATAATCTCATTATCTACAGGTTCAAGCTTTCCTGTGATATTACCGTCCTTATTATTCCTGTATGTCTGAAACTTACTAACTAACTCCATATCTCCTAGGTTAGTTGGGTGTAAGTAGACATAGATAATATTTTTCTGAGTAGGGGTTAGATCTGTTCTCTGCTTTAACACCTCTAATAACTCACTACTGCTTAACTTACTATACTCGTCTATTAATTTTTTGATCTCCATAATAATTAAATAATTTGTAAAACAAAGCTGGCTAAATAACATAACCAGCTAAGATTTAGTTTACTGATAATACAATTCTGGCAGTATATCATCATACTCTGCCTTGGCCTTCTCAGACCTCACTTCAATTACATGATCTGCTTTGAAAAATACAGTATCCTTCTCTTTGTTTACCATAATACTATTATTTAAAATTATTATTACACTTATAAGGAATCTACCTGCTTTCATGGGCGAAAAAATATTAGTTGGCTCAGATTTTACCTACCTAAACCAACTAATAATATTCTACTTAAACTTATCGGGGCTGAACTCTTCCATCAGCTTCTCCAAACTTTCAATATCATTCCTCTCACCACTATTGTTATTGTGGTGAACTTCTCTTACTTCACGAATTTCTCTAAACTTCATAATCGTATAATTTTAATTGTTTAAAAATAAATTATCCCAAGAATTTGATTTTCTTGAGATAACTTTCATTACATATATAAGGATTCTAGGGCATCTTAATCGACTAAAATCATCTCCCAAGGATTGTCTCGAAATAATTTAACCTCTAAGACTGCAAAAAATCCGCTAGGTGGGTCTGGTAGGTGAGAACTAAGTACATCCCAACCAGCAAAACTTCTATAAAGATCTCTCCCAGACGGTTTTCCAGGCTTTACATAACTACCTCTTGTGAAATAACCTCTATTCTTTTTAATCTCCTCTAAGATCGGATACATTACTTCCATATCCGCATCGCTCACTTTTGATATAGATACACAATTTTCACCATCCTCTCCGGCTACTTGAATAATCATTGTATACTCATGATACGCCATAATTTTATAATATTTATTTGTTTACTCTTATAAGGATTTTACTTGATTTTCTCTAACATCTCAGTTACCTTCTTGATAAGTTCATCCTCAGACATACCCAAGAGTTCAGGGTGAGTAAATACAGTTGTCCTATCATTAAAATAATAACAGTCTAGTAGTTTTTCCGCATCCGTCTCCCCTTTCTTAATAGGAGTATAGTTGAGATTTACAGATTTTTTTACTTCAAACTCTAGGATACCCAAGAACTTATCAAGATTCTCCTTTTTTAGTAGGTCTGGATATAATGCCATAAATACATCAATACCCGTCTTATTATATAAGTCGCTAGCGATTGACCCAAAGAAACCGGACGGGCTAAAATCACGAGGTAAGTCAATTACTGTATCTGTTTCAATAAGTCTAAGTTTTGTTTTTCTATCACTCCTACCACAAAAGAAACGATCACATGTCTGGCTCTTATCCACCATGTCTGATATAAACTCAAGCAGGGTAGGCTTTGTAGGAGAATCTAGGAGAGGTACACAAGAATCATAATCAACATCAATGAATAGGTCTACATCATTCTCTAATTTGATCCTAGGTAGTTTAGATAAGCTCTCCTCTACCCTATATAGACCGGCAACACTAGATAGGCAAGAATAACTATTACGCACAACCTTACTTATTTTTCCAAGATATATAATAGCATTCGTATTATTCTTGTATAGGTATAGCTTGCCTGGTACTAGCTTAGATGTTGTACTGCCCTCTCTATATGCTGACAACCTAACACTATTTCCAATCTTATCTCTATTACTAAAACCAACCCTGTGAAATCCAGTAGTAGCTATAAAATGATTAGTAGAAAGGGGTCTAATATAAAACTCGCCCGGAATTGTTAGGCCTGTCGTACCTCCACTAGTTACAATAATTCCCATCAATTCACTAGCAAACATAAATAAACAGACTGACCTACCTCCTGTTTTCTCTAATAATTCAGGACTTGATACACTAACTAACATCCTAGCTGAATTATAACCTCTTTCATCTGTTGGGTAATAATTAGTAACCTCATCACAGTCTACTAAGGATACCGTAAAGTTACCATTCTTCACACGTACTACTCTATAGTTTGGGTCGTCTAGCTTAACGATGTGATCATACCTTAATCTAACTGTTCTACTAGCAAGACCCTTAATAGCAGCACCAAAACAATAACCCTTACTAACCAAGGTCTTCACTAACTTCTCACTGTAGAGACTATAACTTGGCTGAATTGGTTTCACAGTTAGGTAAAAGTCTAATAAATTCGGTAATTCCATCTTATTTCTATTTTATTATACATCACATATAAGGTATCTGCGCCAGACTAACCTACACGCGAAAAACCATAACATTTCTATATTCCACTTTCCTATCTAATATATCTTGCGTGTGAGTATAAGTGGCGCGAGAAAAAAATAAAGATAAGAACTAAGTCCCTATCTCTAACGCTGGCTCATGTTTCTCTCCAGCATCTCCTTAAATTTTATCTCTAGCCCATACTTCGACAAAAAACCATACATTTCTTTCTCATTCTTTGGCAAACGACTCATTGCTTGTATGTTTGTCATGTATACTGTAATAGCCTTCTTGTTGAATTCACTAAGAAAATCCCCAATACTGAGAATCTTCCTCGTCTTCTTACTATCACCTATGGAAACGCTCATCACACCACGCCTAATAATCCTTCTTGCAATTCCTACTAAGCCTGCCGTAATTGACCTACCTGAGATAACAAGATCCCCTAAGTAGTTGTCGGTATCGTCGTCCACTCTCCTTTCGTCTACTATATCAACTTTGGTCCTCTTTTTCCTTCTTTCATCAGGGACTAATACCCTCTTACTATTATCTTTCTCCTTAACAGACCTCCTGCCAATATAGATCCCTAACAGTAACAATCCCATTGATACTGATACGGACGTCAACATACCTCGCTTCTCCATAATTCCTGGGCTCTACTAATATTCTGAACTATCATAACTAATAAATTCTCGTCATTATAATTCATATTTTGTAAATAAATTGTTAAATAATGTGTCTAAGGTTTTATGACATTCAATAATAAATCTCATGCCACCGTACTCCGCTAATAACCTATGAGATAAGTTAATAGCATCGCTCAATCATTAGTTTCACAACTTTAGTGCTAGTTATCCCTCATACCGCGTAAAGGTTATTGAGATTTAATGAGGGTAAAACAAAAACCACATACTAAAATTGCCTAATCATTAGTTGACAGTATTGCTCACGTGAAATCTAATCACTAACACCCACTGCCAACTACTTAAGCGTTAGTATATGATTCTACACTAATAAGGGATTTAGGGCGTTTCAAGAGGGGCAGGTTAATACAGAGACCGCTTTTTGTGACATTCTTGGGCAAGCTAGGCTCCGCACCCAATTCGTAGCCTCCATTACACTCGGATTACATCCTCCCTCCACTACGACTACTCCTTGCTTCCCCGCCTTCCCGTTGCCACAATATGAACCCTCCCTCATTACCATTCGGGAGATCATATTGAACCCGGGGAAGACATTCACTCATTCGTAGCCTCGCCGGCAGAGCACGGCTCAGGACTCATATGAGGGTAAACTTGAAAATACCCC